CTGACGGAGGTCGAGGAGGAGCCCGAACCGGCTCCGAAGAAGACCGCCGCCAAGAAGGCTCCGGCCAAGCCCGCTGCCAAGGCGATCTCCAAGGAGGATGCCGAGGCGAAGGCTCGCGTGAAGGCCAAGCAGGCTGCTCGCGCTGCGGCTGAGGCCGAGGAGTCCGACGACGATGACGATGACAACCCTTTCGGGGGGTGAGTCGAGCGTTCCCGTACAGTCTCGATGACTGGCCCCGCCAAGATAGGGACTGACACGAACAGGGGATCTCGATACAATGTCGAGATCCCCTGCTTTTCGTGAGGTCCACCCCTAGAGAGGAGAGTCTTTACAGTGAAACCTACGATGACCATTATCGGGTATCTTTACAGCGGGCGCAACACCTGGCTGCGCTGCTCCGAGGATTGCATCTGCGACGTCGAGGACCGCATCAAGAACGAGCTCGACCAGATCCCTGTCGAGCTGTGGATCATCTTCGACCCCGAGCGTCTTCCGGCCGCTCCATACATCCAGCGCACGGCGGACGAATGGAACGAGATCTGCGGGCCTGCCGCCGAGCAGAAGGCACTCAACGAGGTCGCCAACAGGCTGATGAGCCAGGCTGCCGACTACATGGCTGCGGCAGCCACGAAGGAGCGGCTGAGCGGTGAGTAATCCGGCAACAGCCGGTCTGAGGGACTTCTTCCACAAGATCTGGGGCGAGCATGAGGGCTACGTCTACCTCCCTGTCAAGGACAGCGAGGCAGGTCGCGTCCGCAAGTTCTTCCTGCAATGGCCCCAGAAGGAAGAGGCCGTCTATCGGCACATCCTGAAGTGGTCTGCGACAGAGGGCGCAGAGGTCTTCTTCTCGCCTGCCCTTTACAGCCGTATGCGGTCTCGCAACGAGGACGTCCTCGGTGCTCAGGTCGCGTGGGCCGACTTCGACAACAACTTCCCGCACACCTGGCCGGAGAAGCTGGCACCTGTGCCGTCCATCGAGGTGCAGTCCTCCGGCGAGTCGAACCGCCACACGTACTGGCTGCTCGATGACTTCCTGAGCGGCAAGCAGATCGAGACACTGAACCGTTCGCTGGCCTACGCGCTCGGAGCCGACACGAGCGGCTGGGACGCCAACCAGTTCCTACGCCCGCCGCTGAGCACGAACCGCAAGTACCGCAAGCCGATCACCGTCAAGGTGGCCGTCGACCGCGAGGAGCTCGCCCCCTACTCTGTCGGAGACTTCGAGCACATCCCGACGCCGAAGGACGTCATCCGGGAGAAGATCGACCTCGACAACCTGCCGTCTATGGACGAGGTCCGCACGCGGGCTGAGTGGGACGACGACCTGATCGAGCTCTTCGACACAGGGGCTGACGAGGCTCAGGGCAAGGGTTGGGACCGCTCCGGCGCGCTCGCTCGCATCTCATACAAGGGCGCAGAGCTCGGGTGGGAGGACCCGTGGATCATGCGCGCCCTGCTGGACGCCGACGACAGGTGGGGCAAGTACAAGGGCCGCTCGAATCGCATCAAGATCCTGGAGGAGCTCGTCAACCGGGCTCGTGCCAAGGTCGGGTACGACGCCGATCAGACCAAGGCTCTCCTGTCGAAGCTGCTGCACGGCGACAGGGAGGAGCGCCCTGAGGTCGAGGAGCTGCCGGACTTCATGAGCGTCGGGCAGATCAACCAGATCCCTGGCCGCGACGACTGGCTCGTGGAGGGGCTGCTCACTCAGGAAGGTCTCGGATTGATAACGGGACGACCTGGCACCGGCAAGACTCAGCTGTCCCTCCAGCTCGCAGCAGACCTCGCGTGCGGGCGGAACAAGTTCCTCGACTTCGCTCTGCCGGGGAAGCCTGTAAAGGTCCTCTTCCTGAGCTTCGAGATGAGCGCCTACCAGCTCCAGCACTTCACGACGCACCTGGCTCACAGCTACCGGGAGTCCGCCCTGAACAAGAACCTCACGATCTACGGCCGAGGAGAGCCGGTCTACTTCACAGAGGAAGCAGGGCAGCGTCTCGTGGACGGCTGGCTCGACGAGTACAAGCCTGACGTGGTGATCGTCGACTCGCTCAGCCAGGCAGCCACGGACATCTCCAGCGACGACGAGATGAAGAAGCTGTTCGGCTTCCTGAAGGCGCTGCGCCGCTACCACAAGTTCGGTCTCGTCTTCATCCACCACCACCGCAAGAAGGCCAATGACGCCGCCAGCCGCAAGCAGGCGAACAACCAGTCCGACATCTACGGCTCGTACCAGATCTCGGCGTCCATCGACTTCGCGCTCGACCTGGAGGATCGCAACGACCCGGACGGCTACCTGGACCTCAACCTGCTGAAGGCTCGCTTCCGCCCCCTCCTGACGGAGGTCTGGAAGGTGAGCCGGGACAGCCATCTGTACTTCCAGCGAGACGAGCTCGACGGACTTCGCACGCAAGACATAATTTCGATGATCGGAGATGATGATGACGGAGACAAGCCCAGCCTGGCAATCTGATGACGTACTCAACTGGCTGAACGAGAACCCCACAGCCCCTGTCGCAATCGACACGGAGACGGACGGCCTGGACACGCACGACGGTCGGTCGAAGGTGATCGGCATCAGTATCGCGTTCCGTGCCGACGAGGAGCTCGTGAGCTTCTACTGGGGAATCCGCCACAAGGCGGGCAAGGAGCAGAACATCGACGCCCTCACGGCGAAGAAGATCCGCTGGGTGCTGACCCGCAAGCACCGCCCGCTCATCCTGGCGAACTACCAGTTCGACATCATCGGGATGCTGAACATGGGCCTGGATCTCCGCAAGAACCCGTTCTTCGACGTCCTCACGATGCAGAACCTCATCAACGAGAACTGGACCATCGGCCGCCGAGGGCTCGATGAGCTCGCCGTCTACACTCTGGAGGACGGCAAACGGAAGATCGCTGTCTGGCCCTGGGAGGACCAGTTCAAGCTGGCGGTCGAGAAGAAGACGGGGTGGCCGAACACCACCCCTGAGATGATGTTCGAGTACGCCTGTGTGGACGCCGAGCTGACCTACCTCATCTGGGAGGTGCAGTGCTCCACGCCCGGCTGGCAGCAGCTCCCCGCCGACGTCTGGGCGACGAAGATGAAGGTCATCCGCGTCCTCACCGAGATGCGCCGCCGAGGCATCCAGGTCGACCTGGAGCTCGCAGAGCAGCTGCGGGACGAGGGCGAAGAGGTGAAGGCCAGAGTCATCGAAGAGCTCGGAGCCAATCCCGGCAGCAACAAGGACATGCAGCGGCTGATGATCGACGAGCTCGGTCTGCCGGTACTGAAGCGCTCCGAGAAGACGAACGCCCCCAACTTCGACAAGAGCGTCATGCCCGAGTACGAGGCCATGCTGGAGCGGATGGACGATAACCCGACCGCCCACCTGATCCGCGAATACCGGGGCTGGAACACCGCTGTCGGCCTGCTGTTGAATCCGTACCTCAAGCTCACGAGCCCGGACGGGCGGCTGCGCACTGAGTACACCACGCACGTCACGGTGACTGGGCGGCTGAGCTCGCGCAACCCGAACCTCCAGCAGATCTCCAAGGGAGCCGATCCGAAGCCCTGGAACGACAGGATCAAGAAGTGCTTCGTGCCGAAGCCAGGCCATGTCCTCCTGTCGGCCGACTACTCGCAGCTGGAGCTCCGGCTCGGCACCGCCTACTGCCAGGAGCCTGTCCTGAAGCAGGTCTTCGCCGAGGGCCGGGACATCTTCGACGAGATGACGCTCCAGATCAAGGAGCAGCTCGCCAAGACCAACCCGAAGCTCGCCGAGGGCTGGACCCGACAGAAGACGAAGACGATGGTCTACAGCATCCAGTATGGCGGCGGCGTGAAACGCCTGATGTCGGCGTTCGGGATCTCGAAGAAGGAAGCCACGATCCTGCGCAGCAACTACTACCGGGCGTTCCCTCGGTTCCGTCTGCTGGAGGAGAACATCGCGGGCTCGGTCGAGAAGACCCTCAAGGCTCGGGTGTGGACAGGTCGCTACCGCCACTTCAAGTACAAGAGCCAGAGCTACAAGGGCATGAACAGCGTCATCCAGGGCGGAGCTGCCGACATCGTCGACCGTGTCATGGTGCATGTGATGGACAACCTCGACAACGAGGATTGCCGTCTGCTGCTCCAGGTCCACGACGCACTCGTGTTCGAGGTACGCGAGGACCAGGCCGCTGAGTACGCTGTAAAGATCAAGGCGATGATGGAAGACGTCAACGGCATCTGCTCGCCGGATGGCGAAGAGCTGTTCCCGGTGAAGTTCGCTGTCGAGGTCGAATATTGGGACGGTTCCGAGATCGACTATGATCTGGTAGCCTGAAGTAACCCAAACCCACACAGAACGGAGAACCCTCATGGCAATGATCTGCGGGAAGTGCGCTCGTGCTGAGCGCCTAGGCTTCGACGACGGCCAGATCCCCAAGCACTTCCGGACCTGCCCGAAGCGGCCGTGGTACCAAAAGGTCCGCGACCGCATCAAGTACGGACGAGGAGGTGTGAGCCAATGACCATCCTCGCAATCGACCCCGGCAAACGCATCGGCTATGCGATCTTCGAGAACGACGGCGCTGAAGTCGAGCGGGGCGTCATCCAGTTCGACGACTGGTTCTCGCCAGTCATCTCGAATCGGCCCTTGGTCTTGTCGAGCGATTACTCTGGAGATCTGTACCTGCTCTTCAAGGGAGACTACGACGACATCGACAAGCTGATCGTTGAGGGATTCACGCACGACCCGACTATCAAGCAGGGCGGATCAGAGCACTGGGCCTCGCAAGTCGTCGGGTCTGTAAAGACCTTCGGTCAGCAGACGGAGACTCCGGTGTACGTGCAGCCCGCCTCGGTGCTCTCTGTCGCCATGATGATAACCGGCTACGAGAAGCCCGTCACGAAGACCGGCAACAAGAAGCACCTACCCGACGAGGACAGCGCCTGGCTGCATGGCCGGTACTGGCTGCACGCGAACGAGATCCTCTGATACGCTGTACCTGAGATTCTCCGATCTCAAAAGGGGTAAGAGGCCCTGCTCGACCTGGATAGGTGAGCAGGGCCTCTTCTTTGTCCCGACTCTCCTCAGAGCGGAAACCTCATCCCTGCCACTCCCAGTGCCAGGGCTCGACCTGCGAGAAGTTCTTTCCGGTCCACTTGTAGCCCCACCGGCCAGCGTTCTGCTGAAGCCAGCGGTGCTCGCGGGAGCCCGCGTTCTGGATCGCCCCGCCGAAGTCGACGGCACGACCGCTGTTGTGGACGGACTTCCCCGGAGGGGCCGCGAGGTTGCCCTTCCCGGCCTTGTACAGCGCGTACAAGCGAGCCTGCTCCGCGTAGGAGCGACCACCCGAGTTGACCTTCAGATCGTGACCGAACTGCTGACGATAAGCAGCATTCAGTCCCTGGAGAGCCCTGTCGGCCCCCGCAACCAGGTTGTATCGGCCGCCCAGTGACCCTCCGCCGCCCGTTCTGCGCGTCCCGGTACTCTGGGTCGTCTGAGGCTTTTGAGGCTGCCTGCGGGCCTGCTGTGCCTGTAGAGCGGTGAGGAACATATTGTGCTGCCTCGTAGCTCTGTCGGAGATCCGACCGAAACCGCTCAAATCCTCCTGCGGGGCCTGCTGATCGGTTGTCACGGCCGTCGTCGCTCGCACAGAATTTCCGGGGTTGGTGAACCGCGTGAGCTGCTGGTTCCGGAACCCGCTCAGCGCCGACAGGGGATTGACGATGCCAGCCATCAGAATCCGCTCCTATCCGTGCCAGAAGCCCTGTTCCGCTTCTCGATCTCAGCGTAGTTGATGAAGCTCGGACGGCTCCAGTTCTGGGCGTTGAGACCGGAGATGAAGTTCGAGCCCGACAGGATCTGATCGAACAGCTCCTTGTTGCCCTTCGCCACCTGGGCTTGGGGGTCGAGACCCTGGCCCTGGAGCACGGACACAGCAGAGCCGGAGACGCTCGTCCCGGTGATGTTCGCCAGGTAGTTGATGAGCGGCAGGTTCTGGTCGATGTAGTCGCTGTAGTCGTTGATCTTCTGGCCGCCCACGCGGCTGCCGGTGGCGAGCTCTGCGGGCACGCGGAGCAGCGGAGATGTCATCCCGAGGACGCCCTGGATCGGGTCCGGAGTGAACAGGGTCTCCAGCATATCCATCTGCGGAGCGCCAGGATTCAGGTTGATGTAGTTGCCGTCGATCTGGAGCTGCGGGCCGAGGAACTGGTCGGTGACGAAGCTCGGGAACAGCTGGTCGTCCGGGAACGGGTCTGCCAGGTTGTTCGGGTTAATGCCCGTCGCCACAGCGAGGTTGTAGGACGCCTTCGGGATCGTCATGAAGCGGCCGGGGTTACGGGCGGCCGATTCCATAGCGAACGGCAGGGTCTTGCCGAACCACGTATAGAACGGGATCAGGAAGCGGAGCTTCGCCTCTGTCGGGGTCAGCATCAGGGAGTCCGGGTGCGAGCGCTTCACCTCGCGGACGGCACGCCGAACGAGCTCGTCCTTCGAGATCTTCCCCCAGCGGCCCTTGCCGGTGGCCTCCTGATGGAGGATCTGGATGAAGTGCTGCATCTTGCCCTTGTGGTCGACGAGGTGCGACACGGAGCCCGCCAGCTGGCCCACACGGCTGTTCGTCATCTTCGTGCCGATCTCGGCGAGCTTGCCCTGAGCGACGTCCTGCATGAGGTCCTCAGAGATGTTGAACGTCGTCTTCAGCCCGTGGTCCTGGAACAGCTTGGCGATCTCATCCGCTGTAAAGGAGTGGCGACTTCCGGACACGATCTTGTCGGTTCCGGTAGGGATGCGCTCGACGATGGCTGTCAGGGAGTCGATCAGGTTCGCCCCGGTGTACTCGTTCGACAGGCCGAGCACCTTCATGGCGTCCTTCTGGCTCCTCAGCCAGTAGCTCGATCCGCGAGCAACGAAGCTCATGAAGTCGTTCGATAGCTCGTTGCGAACGTGGTGGCCGGGGCGGTAGACCGTGACCGCCTGCTTCCAGATGTTCTGAGCCGGAATGAAACTCTTCTGAAGGAACTCTCCGAGCTCGCCGGAGAGCTTCCTGTCGGTGCGGACCATGATGTCGAGGTTGTGCAGCTCGCGTGCGACGTTCTTGTCGAGGTAGGTGCCCTCGGGGATGAGGTCGGCGAACTTCGAGTTGCTGCTGTTCTGGACCTTCACCATGCCCGGCCGGTAGGACGTGGAGACGAGCCCTTCCTTCCCCATGACGTGCAGGAAGTTCCCAACGATGCTGCGGTGCTCTGCGACGGTCGCCATCGCGTCCGACAGGGCGTAGAGCTCCTTCAGGGGCTCCTTGAACTGCCAGTTGCGCCACTGGTTTGCGAGCTCGCCGAAGTCCTCGATCTCGGAGAACTGGAAGTCCGTCTCCTTGCCGAACTTCTGGCGGAGGATCGCGTTGATGTGGTCGATGTTCGGCTCGGTACGCAGCAGGGGGCTGTTCAGAAGGCTCTTCGCACCAGGCGTCACGTCCACCGCCCTCGACAGGACAGACTCGATGGTCCGCATCGCCTCGGAGATGGCCGGGTCCGCATTCCGGGTCCCGGTCTGGACGGCCTTTACAGCAGCATTCAGCTGGGCGTTGTCGAACTTCGTCAGGGACCGCAGCGCCTGCGTCGTCTCGGCAAGGTACTGACCTGCCACGCTCTTGCGGGCGTGGTAGATGTCGAAGATCGTGTTCATGCCATACCGCTGGTTGAACACCTCGTTCAGCTTGCGGCCCAGGAATGTCGCCGTCGCACCCTCTCGCCCGGCGAGCTCAGGGATGCCGTAGTTCTTGTCCATGATGCCGAGGTCGTAGACCTCCACTTCAGGATCACCCTCTTTGACGCGGGCCTTTACAGCTGTCGAGCTCTCGCCGGGGGTGACGATGTCCTCGAAGCCGCCAGCCTCGACGATCTCATCAGCCTCACGGCCGGTGCTGGAGCTGACCCTCGTGGACGCCTCAGCGACGGCGGGCTTGCGGGCGACGTTGCTCGCGTCGACTGCGGTCTTGGCCTTGTGGAGGTAGGTGGCACGCTGGACATCGAAGCCTCCGACAGCCTGCTTGACGGCGTCCTCTGCGGCGAGGACCGAGCTCGGGAATGCGCCGATCTCCTGCCCTGCCTCCTGGACCCCTGCCCGGAGCTTCGCCAGAGCTTCGACCTGCTCGTCCATCGTCCCAGCGGACAGCACGCGGCCGATCCGGGCCAGCTGCGAGGAGGTGAGGCTCCTGGCCTCGGAGAGCCCGCGAGCTGCATAGGCAGCGCTGTTCTCGGCCGCACGAGCAGCATAGGCGTCAGCAACGCGAACGACGGCCTGGGCGATGTGCTCGGTCAGGCCGCCACTGCCAGTGACAACCCGCCACCCGCCATTCGGGTTCTTCGTGACCGTGCCGCCGATGTCCTTGGCGAACTGCCGAGCCGCCTTCTCCCCGTTCGCCAGGAAGTGAGCTGCCGTCCTACCCTTCATCGTCGAGAAGTTCGGCAGGTCGTGGTCGAGCACCTGGCCTCGGTAGCCTGCGATCTTCTTGTTCCGGAGGATCTCACGCACGCCTTCGAGAGCGTCGTCCCCACGAGCCCCTGTCGTGGTGACCCAGTGAACCGCCTGCATGAGCCGGGACGGGGGGATCGAGGTGCCGCCGTTGAACAGAGCCGACAGAGCTGCCGCCTCATTGGCGAAGCCCTTCTCGGTGAGCTCGACGACGTCGCGGAAGCTCATCGGCAGGAACTCCTGCTTTCCGACACCGACGTGCAGCTTGACGCCGAGACCGTCCAGGGAGCGCGACAGAGCCTCCCAGTTCTCGTAGAACGCCTGGCGGTACAGTTGCGTCCGCTGAAGGCCCTTCAGCTCCGACAGGGGAGCACCGGACACCGCTTCCATGCGCTTGCTGATCGCGGCGAACAGGCGCTTGTTGAGGTCGTACTGGAACATCGAGTTGAGCTGGCGGACGTGGCGGCCGTAGCGGAGCTCCCTGTCGGCCTCGGTGTAGGCCACATGGCCCTCGCGGTGGACGTACTTCTTCTTGAAGCCCTCCCCGATAGGGAGCTCGCTGCCGAAGGTGCGCAGCAGCACCTCGTCAGCCGGTGTCTGTGCCGCGTGGATCGAGGACGAAATGCGGGCGACGTCGTCGGCCGTGCCAGCCTCCGGCTTGACGTACTTCGGCAGACCGAGAGACGCTGTAAAGGCGTCGCGGGCCTCTGCGCTGACGCGGTCGAGCACGGAGACGTCCCCTCGGATGTCCGACATCCGGCCGAGCTCGCGGACGATCTTGTCGAACGCCTTCGCTCCGGACTTGCCGTCCGCCTTCCGCTCCAGCAGGTTGAAGATGTCCTGGCCGAGGCCCTGCCGCACAGCGTCTTCGCTCTGCTGCCGACGCACGGCGAACGCCGTCAGGGCATCCGTGACGGTGGTGCTGGGCTGAGCCGCAGACCGCTGATGGAAGCGCTTGATGAACGAGTCCGCCTCACGGCGAATCGGCATGGGGAGGTCGGCCCGTCCAGTGATCTCGGCGAGACGGGCTATGGACCCGATAGGGGTCTTCCCGGCCGCACTGAGAAGACCGCTGAGCTGCGCGCTGGGTACGTCCTCCGCATCGAAGAGGTTTCGCTTCGAGTTCTGGCGAATCCAGTCCCTGACAGGGACCTGCTTGGCTGTGCTCGCGGCTTCGCCACCGACCATCTTCAGGACGTTGGTCAGCTCCTGTCGGATGCCCTCAGCGGCGGGGCTCTTTACAGCGTCCCCGAACATCTCGGTGAACGTCCGGTCGTAGTTGTCCGGCACCTTGACCCTCGGCACCGGAGCGTTGTAGCGCTCGTAGAGCTTGGTCAGCTGCTTCTCGGCGTCCGGCAGGGTCTTCGACAGGAAGGTGCCCTTGGCGACGTCGCCGGAGACGGACCCAGCGGCCCGCTCCACCTTCCGGTTGTAGTCGAGCCACGCCGACTGCACCTCCGGGATCTTGGACTCGGAAGCCCACTTCGACACGGTGCCGGGAGTGAGCTCCTGCGGCTCGATGGTGCGAACAGGTGCAGACGCTCTCTGGGCAGCAGGCGTAGATGCCAGCGCGTCGTCGAGAAGCGCCTCGCCTTCGTCCACAGCTCGTGCAGCAGGGGCAGCTTCGTCCACGACCTTGCGGGCCTGGACGGCGTCCTCGACGCCCTTTACAGCAGACTTGCCGAAAGACGCGGCCTTCGACCCGGCCTTGGCGATGAGTCCGCCAGGGATGTATGTCAGCGGGTCCAGCCCGACGTCTCCGACGAACCCGAGAACGCCCTTCAGCACCGGGTTGACGTTGTCCTCGATGTCCTCGTAATTCGGGTCGTTGATCTTGCCGTGACGGTCGGTCTGCTCCTCGATGACCCGACTGAAGGTGCGCTTGCCCTCCTCACCGGAGGTGCCGAAGAAGCTCGACAGGAAGTTGGTTGGGATGGCTGCGATGCCGCCAGCAGCCGCTATCGGGTTGCCGCTCTCGCGGGAGTCAGCGATGCCCTCCGAGACGCCCGTCACCGCGTTTGTCACGCCATACAGAGGACGGCTGAGGACATCGATGATGGTGTCGAGCACGCCGTAGGGCTTATCGGTGTTCTTCGCCGCGCCGGAGAGACCTGAGAAGTCGTACTTCGGCATAGCAGATGGCTGCTGCCGGGGGCGGGAGCCAGCAGCAGCCATCTGGCTGTAGTAATCGGAGAAGGTGACCACGAGGTAATCCTACTCGGTCAACCGTAAAGCTTGCCAGCAGTCCCGATGCCCTGAACGAGCTTGACGATGTCCGAGATGTCCAGGTCAGGGAACTGCTGCTGGAGCTGGGTCACGAAGTTCAGGCCCAGACCTGCCCGGTCGACAGGCTGAGGCTGGTTCTGCTGCTCGAAGAGCCACTTGCTCACGTCGTCATTGTAGTTACGCTGACGCCAGGCGTCTTCGTAGAGGGCATTCGCCAGGCCCATGTTCTGCGACTGCGACTGCTGCTGAGCCTGCCGGTTCGCTTCCTGCTCCTGCATGTCGTACTGAGCCAGCAGAGATGCAAGCTCCGACTGCACGCGAGATCGCTGAAGGTTGCCCTCCAGGCCCGACGCTCCGGCCAGGTTCGTGTTGTGCGTCAGAGCCGCCTGCTGGTTCCGGGACAGCGCATCGCCAGAGATCTGACCGCGAGCGGCAGCTTCCGCAACGGCTCCAGCCGTCTGGGAGTTCAGGTCTCGGCCTCCTGCGATGATGTTGCCCTGAGCCTCTTCGATTCCGAGGTTCCGGAGAACCTCCAGGTTGCGGTCGTCGGCCGCGTTCGATGCACCCTGAATAGCCTGCTGCGTGTCAGCTGTGCGAGAAGCAGAGTCGTCGATAGCGCCCTGGTAGTTCTGCTTGATGCCAGCAGCGTCACCCCGAATGGAGTTGGTCAGCTGGTTATACATGGCCTGGAGCCGGGCGTCATACTCCCCTGCACGCCGACGTGCGTCATTGCGCTGCGGGTCGTAGTTGACCTGCCCGAAGCCTCCCTGGCTCATCGAGCTGACCTGCTTCAGGAAGTCCATGAAGCTCGGCAGAGGGGTGTCTCCGACAGGGGAGGGAGCCGGTCCCTGAGCAGCCATGTTGAGAATTCCGCCGCCGAGCAGATCGCTCACCTTCGGGGTGCGATCTGCCATCTGACGCTGAGCGATGGTTGCGGAGTCCCAGCCAGAGTACCCACCGCTGCCGACCGCTCGGGGGTCGACCATCGTCCCCTTCTTGAGCCGGTTCTTCTTCTCGTAGGCCGCCAGAGCGTCGGCCGCCGTGTTGATCGGCTGGAGCCCGACCTCGTACTTGTCGTCGATGCCGTTGCGGTTCTTGTCAACCATCTCAGACCCCGAATCCGTACTGGGCCGCACGGCGCATGATCGCCTCGGCCCGTGCAGCCTGCTGCGCTGCGGTGTTCTCGTCCGCAGCCTTGGTCTTCTGTCGGGTGAGGTCCTGGACGAACTGGTCATTCGACGTGCTGAGACCCTCGTACTGCTTGTTCAGGGTACGAGAGAGGTCGTTCTGAGCCTCGCCGTAGGCAGAGCTCTGGACCATGTTCCGAGCGGCATAGTCGTTGAGCATCGCCTGGTAGGCACGGCCAGCGGCCGTTGTCTGGTCCTCGTAGTTCCAGGACGGGTCAACGCCTTCGCCGGACGGCGCGATGTAGCCGAGCTGCTCCAGGGCATTGCTGTAGTCGAGCTTCCGGTTCGACAGCTGGGTGTCGATGTCCGTGTTGAAGTTCGTCAGCTGCTTCAGCAGCGCGGACAGGGTCGCCTGGTAGGAAGCGTCCCCCTTGAGGTAGTCCTCCTCGGAGGGCACAGAAACAGAGAGGCCGCCGTCGCCCCCGCCATCCACGCTGTAAAGGGTGCTCCCGCCTCCGAAGCTGCCGCCACCACCGCTACCGCCGCTCGACCGCTTCGGGGCGGACGACGTCCGAGGCGCGTTCCGGACAGGGGCCATCGGAGCCCACGCAGCACTGCGAGGGTTCACCGGCCCCTTCCCGAGGTTCGGGGCAGGCTTGGGGATCAGCGGACTGTTTCGGATGTCGAATGCAGGCGCTCCGCCGCGCGCTGGCTGGTCGATCCTGAATGCCATTATCGGCCTCCCTGCTGTCGCTTCATGATGGCCCGGCGACGAGCATCGCGCTCCGTGTAGCCGGTCTTGGCCGCCGCCCCGGACTTTCCTGCGTTCGGGTAGGGGCGACCTCCGCCGTAGGCCCTGCGACCTGCCGACAGGGGGTTGTAGGCACCTCCGCCCTCTGTCGAGGCGTTCTTGCCCTTGAGAGGGTTCAGATAGTTCGCAGCCATGATCGCATCTTACCTCAAGAGATCGTTTTGGACACAGTCTGCTTCTCGGTCATGTAGGTCGAGAGCGTGAAGATCTGGACAGGCGCTGTGGCGTCCGATCCGTCCGTCTTGAAGGTCACCCGGAACTGGAGCTGCCGGAACCGCAGCTTCTTCATGAACTTCACGAACTTCCGGAACGGCCCCGGTCCTGCATTCACGTCCGTTGTCACCGAGGAGTCCGACAGGTAGGGGTGCGCCCAGGTGCCTCCGAGGATGGTCCCCCAGGAGATCGCCTCTGTAAAGAGCTTGCCCCAAGTCGTTGAGAGGTTGTAGACGCCAGGGATCACCTGACCCTGGATCTCCGTCTTGAAGATTGCGTCGATGCCCCACCAGAAGAGCACCTTGAACGAGCCCGGTACATCGAAGTTGTAGTTCTTCGTGCGGAGGATGCAGAGCATGTCCTCCCTGCCGCTGCCGAAGCCGTCCTCGATCCGGAGAAGCGGGACGAGGGAGTTGTTCGCCTTGATCGAAGGGGAGCCAGACACTTCTCCGGACCAGGAGAACCGGAAATTTTCAGTCTCTGCGTTGTATCCGCTGAAGGTCTCAGTCTCGCCGTTCGTGAGAGCCCCTGCCTTGTCGATCCAGAACTTCAGGTTGGCTGTAGCTACAGGCATACGGATTCCGGTCGGCGTCCTCATGAACACCGCTCCCTGCGGAACCGTGATGGTCTGGGAGACCGTCGTCCACCCCGTGTTGGTGATGGGCGTATAGGTGATGTCGGAGATGGTCGAGCCGACGATGGTGCCGTTGCCCGCCCCCTCTGTTCCCGTCTCATCGATGAAGTCTGCGTAGATGTACCCCTCGAACGACCCCGCCTGGGCAGAGCGCAGGAAGCTCACCAGATAGATAACCTGGCCGGGTGTCACCCGCGTGTTGTAGGTGCGGACCTGCGACCTCACATTATCTCCAGTGGTGAGGAACTCAACGGCAGCAAAGCCGGAGGGGTTACTGGAGTTGAAAGCGATGTCCTTGGACCCTGTGCTGTTGCCCCAGTAGCCCTTTCCCTGTGCGGCCTCTGGGTTCCAGATGAGGTTTCGGGACACCTCAGCAGAGCTGAAGCCGTTGCCGGACGGGAGAGCGTAGCCGACGTCCGCATCCGAGTCGGTGTAGGGCATCATGATCTGACCGATGGGTCCCCAAGCGTCCGACCGCCAAGTGGTCCACGTCTTCGTGCGAAGGCTGTAGACGTAGATGTTCTCGTAGAAGCTGTAAAGGACGCGGTTGTTGAACAGCGACACAGTGAACGGAGTGTCCGTCGATCCGGGGTTGTTGGTTCGGAACGGCACCTTGATGTTGATCTGGCTCACACGGTTGTTGACGAACTCATACGCCTTCTCGTCGTACATGAAGTACAGGTAGTTCTCGTAGGTGACGAGAGCGTGCCGAGACTGAAGTCCGACACCGGGCACGATCACACCTTGGATCGCTGCGGCAGGATCTGAGCCATACTGGAAGCTCCAGATGCTCTTGGTGCGGAAGACGAGCATTGTGTCGTAGTAGGTCACGATCTTGACGACGTTCTGACCATCGCCGGAACCGACGTCGATGAACGCTGGAGACGTCCAGAAGCTCGGCTGCCCAAGCACCTTGGAGTAGTAGACCCGTGTCGGGTTCGATCCGCCGATCCCCTGAGCAACCCAGAGGCGGCTCTTGTACGAAGTGATGCTCGACCCCTTCGGCATCGCAGAGTCAGCGACGAAGCCCCCTGCGGGGGTCCAGTACCCTCCAGGGTCAGCCTCTCCGACAGGGGCTACGAGCCAAGCCTTGCCATCGAACTGCGTCATGTCGGCAGCGGCAAACGTGCTCGTGATGAGCGTCCACGTCCCGGACGAGAACCTGTACGTGGAAGACAGGCCGTCGCTGGCGATCAGGATCGGGACACCCGCCGTGTCGTAGAAGAATCCGAGGAGCCTCGGCGTCCGGCCGACGAACGGGATTCCAGCTCCAACGTCTGTAAAGGGCGGCCTGCTCTTCAGAGATCCGTCGAGGCCGGGATCGAAGTTCAGGGCCTCTGCACACTCCTGGTCGTGGATGGCCGTGGGGTCGTCGAACGTGTTGATGCCGCGAGAGAACGGGCCGACGATGATGGCCTTGCGGGTGGTCACCAGACCTCCTGGATCGTCGGGTACACCATGTGAGCGACCTCGCGCTCCTCTTCGGCCTGCTCCTCCAGAGCGCCACGGAAGTGGCCCTCCTTCATCTGAGCTCCGTTCCAGTCCTCGTCCATCTCGTAGCACTTCCAGAGGACGTAGTCGACGACGGCCTGGAAATACTTGTCAGGCACATCGAGCATCTGCTCCTCAGAGCCCGTCAGAGGGGTCGGGTAGCGGGTGTAGTAGAGCGCGATCTCCTTGGCGGTGTCCGGGTAGGGGTAGAGGATGAACTCTCCGCCCCACTCGTACCAGCACACCGGAGCGCCCGACTGTGTGCCGTGAGGGTCGCTGCCCTGGATACGCATCTGCGCCTCGGCCATCTCGACCGGCTGAATCGGGCTGCCGTCGTAGGTCAGCGACTCGACCTGCTGAATGAGCTCGACAGGGAACTCGTAGCTGGCCTGGCCGGGCACGCTCATCGTGACGCTCTTGGCCTTGAAGATCTTGTTCTTCGTGTTGATGGCCTGCTGGGCATCGTTGGCCCACTGGAGGATGTCGGGGTCTTCGAGCTGCACACCGGCCTCATCACCGAACAGGCGCTTTACAGCACGCTTCACCATCCCGTAGCTTCGGGTGCTCGGCCTGAGCGTCATGACTACCTCCGGAAGGTCTGCCCGCCGTGGCGGAAGAAGTGCTTGTGATCCCGTCCACCGGAGACGAGGTTCGCCAGCAAGTCTACCCGCTCCTCTCGCTCATCATCCTCCTGCTTCTGCTTGAGGATCTCCGAGGCCAGTCGCTTGGCCTCCAGGCGGTTGAAGATGGCGTCGGGGCTGTGCTTGCGGAAGTCGCCCTCCCAGATCCACAGCAGGATCGCCTCGGGGTCGTCCAGCTCGCGCTCGGTGAGGTACTTCACGACCTGTCGGCCGCGCTCCGGCGTGTTCTCGACGATGCGGAACGGCTTCGTGTCGTCCACGTCCCGAGCCATCGACGGGACGAACTCCAGCGACAGTGACTCGTTGTAGTCCGCGAGGACCTCGGCGAATCGTTGGTGCTTCCGCGAGATGAAGTCGCTCACGGTGCTGTCGTAGATCTTGGCTTCTCCGGCTGAAAAGGTGTTCATGACAGGTATCCTACAGGGCCGTGCCGTAGTCCACACTTTGCGAGATGGCCCTGTTGGTGCCGTCGACAGGAATCCACTCGTCCCACGTCCCTGGCACCAGGACAGGGCTGGCGATTTCGAGCATCTGCTCTTGGGAGAGAAGACCGAGCTCAGACGGGACCCTCGCCAGCCTAACGTTGTCCTTGGTGAACAGGTCGACGTAGGTATTCTCTGGAAGGATCATCGAAAACCTGCTGCTGTTCTCGTTCCGTGAGCTGGCCCCCCACACCACTCGTATGTACCCGCCCCCGTCTCGGAAGTCAAAAGGCCCCAAGGAAAAGCCTGGCGGGAAGAACTCGAAAGACCATGAACTCGTCACACCTGGGGTGAAGCTGTAGGAGAGCGCCTGGTATGCGAGGAACAGCAGAGAGAACCCCGTCATGTAGTAGCCCATCGGCTGCCACGGGAACTCTGCCCCGTAGCGGAAATAGAGCTGGTCGTCCCGAATGCCGTCGTCCATACGGCAGATCTGGAACCGCTCGATCCCCTTGATCGTCGGCTCGGCCATGTCAGCTCCTTCCGACAGGGTCGACACCTGAGGGGTTGGAGATCATCATTATGCTGGCCCCTCGGACGTCCGCGAGGTCGTATCCGGCCTGGTCGGGGATGACTGCTGCCCACACAGGCTTGCCGAGGGCAAGGGCTGCGTCGTACATGCTCTGGTCCGCGTCGTAGCGCACGCCGATCAGGTCCCACTTGTCGGTGTGGTAGGTCGGCGTGAGCTTCTCGATCTCGGTGCCCCAGTAGTTCATGGTCACATAGCCGCGCGCCTTTGCAGCGACTACAAGGTCGGAGCCGGTGATGGGGCTGTCGAACTTGATGACGATCTTCTCGGGGCCGCCAATCTCGTCGCAGATGTCGAGCATCGCGTTGATCTGGGGCGTCTCCCCTGCGCCGAACTTCGGGTCGACCGCGACGACGTGGTGTGGGGTGTACTTCGTGAGGAACTCCTCCAGGCGGTAGAACGGCTGGAACTGGCCGGGCACCACCGGACGGAGCTTGTTCTGGTAGGTGGCCGCCAGCGTGGCCCAGGTCATCGTCGTCGGGTCCACACTGCCAGTCACGCCAGCTGCGGCGTCGAGGTAGCGGTCACCGAGGCCGAAGGGGACCAGGTCGCTGGTCCAGCCGCAGGAGAACTCCAGCGCGCCATAACCGCGCCGCACGGAGCGGTCGTAAGCCACCTCGGAGAACTCTGGCCAGTCAAGCGAGCCGCCCCGGTGCGAGACCGTGGCTCCACCCTTGGCAAGCAGTGCGTCGACGTCGTTGAACCCCGGCAGCCAGAGGGAGACGCTGTTGGGCGTCTTCCGTTCGCCGTCGTCATCCAGGTAGGTCAACCGGGCTGTGGTCCCATCTCCGATCTTTACAGGAAGCCCGGACGGGGGCTCGATGCTGCTGGTGCGGACGATCAGCGAAGCTGACTTCGGGTCCGTCGCCGTCCCTGCCCATGTCGTAGCGAGCGCCGGAACCGACAGGGAGCCGCTCTGGTTCAGGAGCGTCGAGATCACGAGCCCTGTGCGCGATACCGCCGTGTTCGAGTTGTCGAGGACAGTCGCCGGGGAGCCACCGGCCGTCTGCGCCACGAGGGCGGCATTGAAGCCTGCGGGGACGCTGGAGGGGACGACGGAGTTGCCTGCCGTGAACTCAGCACCGACGAGAGCGATCACGCTGAACGGCTCGCCTCCTGCCGTGTCCGAGGGCACCGTCGCCGTCGTACTGTACCGGACACCGCCGTCCGGGAAGTTGTCCAGGTCCACACCTGTGATAATGCCGAGGGCCGCGATGATCCGAGAGGACCCGCCGCTGGCGATACCTGTAAAGGTATAGCTGAGAGAGCTCTCCGCTGCAACGGACGGGATGGCCTTGTAGAAGATCCCGAGGAAGCGGTCGGCGGGGACAGTCCCGCTCCCAGACCGTGCCCAGCCAGTCGGCGGCGTGATGTCGGTGGCTGGAGACGCCTGCGAGCGTGCGAAGAATACGAGCACGTCCCCGTCCTGCACGCCGAGCGAGGAGAAGTTGGCAACGACGGAGTTGCCCTGCTCGGCGAGCGGTATCAGTGCCCTGAAGCTCACGGCCATTACGGCACCTCTATGACGAGGGTGTAGGCGGGCGTCCCTGCCGGAACCGTCCCTCCATTCTCGATGTAGACCGCCTCTGCGACACCGAGAGTGTTCAGCCCGGCCTTATTGCTGCTCGGGAGGGTGCCGTCTAGCGCGGCAAGGAAGTAGGCATACCGAAGATCCGACAGGGATGCCCCGTCCATGTCTTCGAGGACGGACTCGTAAAACTCTCGCTCTGCGTCTGTGATGCTCACGGCTGCTCCTAAAATAGAGGACGGCCCCTGAAGTCTATCAGGGGCCGTCCCGCGCTCCTACAGCGCTTGAGGGGGTCAGCCCTCGGTGATGTCCTTGATGACACCGTGAGTGTTGCGTCGGTCGGTTCCGAGCTCGTGACGCTCGACGAGCTGGGCGTACCAAGCGTCGTAGACGCCGTTGGCGTCGTGGAGCTGCTTGAACATCGAACCGTCGCGGTCCAGCCAGTCCCAGTCCTTGTCGCGGTAGAACGTCAGCGCGTCCTCGTTGATGTACCACTGGGTGCCGAGAGGCGCGTCGACATCGGCCACGACAGGGATCTCGCCCTTGTCGGTGGTGAACGCAAGGCCGGTGAAGCCGCCCTTGAAGTCCTGGTCGTTGACGATGGTGCGCAGCTGCGACAGGAGGTTCCAGTACGCACGGCGGACGCCGAGGCTCTGGAAGATGACCGTCGTGCTGCCGCCACGGGTGCGGATGCGGTCGGTCATCTGGACCATCAGCTGCTCGGTGATGGCTCGGGGGGTGCCGCCGTTCGCGTCGACCTCGGAGCGCCACTCGGGCTCCACGGCCGGGTTGATGTTGTAGACGACAGAGGTGTCGTCCACGATGGCCGCGAAGCCGGTGATCTCCTTCGACAGGGAGCCCTGCCGGGTGATGATCTGGTTAGCGGACACGGTCGGGGCTGCGCCCGAGACGGTGACCGTGTTGTTCGCCACGTCGACGCCCGTGATGACACGGTTCGAGATGGCGATGGTCGAGGGGAGCGTGACGATGTCGACGTTCGAGCCGACCCAGAACAGGCGCGCATCCTTGACCGGGATGACGTTGCCGGTCGCAGCGCCGGTGATGACACCGATTGCGCCGGAACCGTTGCCGTAGATCTGGCGGTTCATGTCCTTCTTGACGTCGACCTTGAGGCGCTCGATCTCTTCGTCCATCGAGCGGGCGAATGCCTTCTCGTCGGTGTCCGCGAGGTCGATGGCCTGGCCGGTGATCTGGAAGCCGCCGTAGGCGCTCTTCAGGGCGAGACGCGCAGCCGCGTAGCCCTGCTGACCGGGGATGGGCAGCGGGTCCATCTCGTTCCGCGACCCGATGCCGGAGTTGCGGCGGGTGTGGATCGGGAACGTGACGTACTTACCGTTCGTCTCGCGGCTGACGCCGGAGCCCGAGCGGGTCACGCGCTTGATCGTGGTGATCTCCTCGTTGAGCTGACGCCGGATCTTCCCGGTGTATACCTCCTTGAGGTATGGCTCAATCGTGGCGAGGGTGGCAGCCATTGGACTGTCCTTTCGTGCAGAGGGTGGGAGGTGTTACTTCTTGCCCGTCCGGAGCAGCTCCGCCAGCATGTCCTGGCTCTCCTCACGGGAGAGCTGGTCCACTGGCTTGCGCTGTCCGGTCGGAACACCGCCACCCGATCCGAGGAGTCGGGGGGCTGAGTCGTTCGGGCGCGGGGCAGATCGGATGCGATTCACGAGCCCGAGGTATTCCTTCGCCACGTCCTCTAGAGAACGGATGTTCTGCGGCCCTGAGGCTGCATACTGGAAGTGGCGCTGGTAGATCTCCTGACGGTCTTCGTCCGTGAGCTCAGGGTGAGCCTTCTCGAATGCGTCGAACTCCTGGGCGACCGACTGCTCCATCCGAGCATTCAGCTGCTCCATCTCCTGCTTCTCAGCCTGAGCCTGGAGGAACTGCTGCTGCTCTTCGAGCTTCTGCTGAAGCTCAGCAATCTTCTTGTCGCTGTCGGAGAGGAGGTCATCCTCTTCGTTGGCCTCGTCGATGGCCTGCTTGACCTCAGCCTGCGTCTCCGGCAGCCTGCCGTTCTCTTCCAGGAACTTGTGAAGCGCCTGGTAGGTTCCGACAGGGTCGTCGTTGATGCGCTGAAGTGTGGCGAAGCCCTGAGTCACCGCGTCGGGCGTGATGCCCCGTTCGTCGAACTGCTTCCACGGATCGTACTTGGAGTTGGCCTTCGTGATACCGCTGTTGAACCCCTTTTCAATTTCAAGGAGGTGCGGCTTGATGGACTCGAACTGGAGTCCCAGCTCCTGTCGAATGGGCTCGAATACGGGGTTGTACCCGTTCTCGTGCTCCTCCGTCTGCTGCTGAGGTTCCTGCTCTACGAGGCTGTTCTCTTCGGTGATCTCCACCTCAGAGTCTTGGCCCTGGTCTTCGAGGTCCATCTCTATCCTTTCCGCTGTACTCGAACTATCGAGCCTTGGCTGATGTGGTTACTGTAGCACACCCTTTACAGGGATCTCACGCTTCCGGCTCAGTCGGTTCGACGTAGCGAACCGGAAGCTCCACGCCGACCGAGCGTGCGATCTGCACGAGGTCGTTGCGGTTGCACTTGTCGAGATACGAGTCCTTGTAGTTGCCTCCGGTGTCCGCCGCCTTGATGGCCGCTCGGAGGTCCGACAGCGGAGTCCGAAGCGGCCGGAACGGGTGCTTCGGTTCGATGTCATTGGTGAGGTCGACGGTTGCCATGATCCAGTCCTTTGTCAGGCACCGGGCGGGAGTGCCGGTGCGGGGCCTACGATACCAGGGCCGCCCGTCTCCTGAGTGAGACCGGGGCCTTCAGGAGCGCCACCCCCTGCACCCTCTTCCTCAGGGGGCATTCCGCCACCCATCATCATCTGCTCCAGCATCTGATTCTGCAAGAGGGACTTGTGCATCTCGACGTGCTTGTCGAACTCGGCCTTGACCTCGTCCGGCAGCGTCTCGTACTCCTGGCCCATGCGGTAACGGTTGTGGACGTCGATGTGGATCGCGTGCATGTCGAAGTCGTCGGCCGGGATGAACGGAGGGATCATCTCCTGGAGGGCAGCCACGACCTCGGGGTCCTGAGCCAGCATCTCGGGAGACACCGGCACGGGGGGAGCAACCGGCTGCCCCGTCGCTTCGTCGATCTCAGGCTCGGTGCTCAGGCTCTCAGACATCTCTGTGAGCATCTGCTGCATGTTCTGTTCGGTGTGCTGCTGAAGCAGAGCCATACCCTCTTCGTTCTTCAGCGACTTCATCTTGGTGTTCTCGCGCTGTGCCTTCTTCTCGGCCACGGACACAGTATCGAGCACCTTCTGAGCACCTCCGACCTCCAGGAGCCGGAGCGCCTGATTCGGGTCCTGGAGGATGCCGACAGAGAACATATCCATGACGGCAGCACGCTTGGCTGCCTGGCTCTGACCGATGCTGGAGCCCGGCTCCACGCGGATGTCCGAAGCACCGTCGACGTCGGCTCCGGCGAGCAGTGCGCTGTCGAATGCACCGTCAGCTCCAACGACCTTGATCCTGCGGGGCACGTCCACGAACTGCTGGAAGAGCGACAGGGTCTGCACCGAGATGCGCTCGAAGGCGTCCTCGACGTTCTGGTACTGGGCCGTCAGGTAGTTGTCGTCCGTCTCCTTCAGGAAGGCTAGGGCCGTTCCCGCAGTGACGCCGGTCGGGGTCGAGCCCTTCGACACCTCGTGCTGTCCGGAGAGGTCCTCGAAGTCCTGGACGATCTGCGCAGGCTGGTTCGTGACATACTCCGGCAGCGGCTGGAGGGGGATCGGGCTGGGCGGGGGTGTGCCCGGCCGGTAGAGGATCACCTGACCCGGCTCGTTCGTGAGTCGGCCGGGGACGATGGACCCCTGCTGAGCGAGCAGCTGAGGGTTGCCCATCCGCTTCGCCGCCACGCCGATCTGCGTGCGGACGTCGTTGAACTCCTTCTGGAGCTCGATGAGGTCAGCGAGAGGGCTGTCGGCGAAGAAGGTGTCGTTCGAGAGGTGCTCGATCTTCGTGTACGGGTACTCGCCGTGCTTGTACGGCATCCCGTCCATGTACGCACCGACGAGGACATCATCCACGAGGATCACGAGACCGCCATTCGGCAGCAGCGGCGTCGTTCCGGGCTTGACCCACGCCTCCAGGATGACGACGGCATCGAGCTCAGACTTCGTAGCATTCGACAGGGTGTAGAACGCCTCGTCAAGCAGTGTGTTGGAGGAGGACTGAGAGGGCTTGAGCTCCTGCCCCTTCAGCTCCTCGGCGTACTGCTGCCTGCACCATTCCATCGGCTTGACCTGCGCCTGGATGATGTAGGGCTGGTCGTCGACCTCACGCTCGCGGAGGTCGGGAACGAAGATGTGGAAGGGGGTCACCGAGCGGTACATGATGTCGCCGGGCTGGCCGGACGTCTTGTCGATGACAGTGGGGTCCCACCACGTCTTCAGGAAGCCGTTGCCGGTGATGATCATCCACCACACGGCCTTGCTGTACTCTCGGCGGAGCTTCCGCTTCGAGGTATAGCTCTCGATGACCTGCTCGCCTGCATAGGCTGCCCGGATGTCCTCCTCCTCGCTCGTGGCAGGGACAGCAGTCACGGATGGCAGCGTCGACAGGAACTTGCTCTGCTCCGTCCGGACGAAGGACCGGATACGGTTCACCGTTCGGCGGTGCATGTACGGAGGGGCAGGCTTCGCCTTGAGCTGTGCTCCCGGCACCGCCTGGCCCATGATGTCGATCCACTGGTGGCCGAAATGGAAGGACATGAAGGTGTACCACTGGCGGTGCTTGCGGGTCTTCTGGCCGCGAGAGCGAGAGAACTCGTTCAGGACCCAGGAGACGAGCTTCTTGCCCTCGTCGGACTCCCGGAAGCTGTAAAGGTCGAACCCCTCGGCTTCCGGTGCGTGTACGACCGATGTTCCGGCGTTGGCGTCGGCATCAGCCGAAGGCACCGGGGAAGAGGTCTCCGAGGACGCCTTCCTCTTCAGCGGTGAGGGACTCATCTAGCTCATCCTTTGCGTTGCGCCTGTCGGCAATTCGTTCAGCCTCAGCCTCCGGCGAGGGGTCGTAGCTCTCATCATACGCGGAGACACCGTTCATCGACATGATCGCCTGGTACTCCCATGCATTTGTGGCCCGCAGCTGAGCGAACGCCTTCTCCAGTAGACCGAGCTGACCCGTCTGGAGCTCTGCTGAGACCTCGGATTGCGTGCGGGAGGTCTCCACGACAAGGGAGAGCGCTGTCTTGAACTCGTCGCGGAGAGCCGCACGCTCGCGTTCAGCTCTGCGGCGAGCTGTCAGCAGGAGAAACGCCAGAAGGATCGACGTGCTCCAGCCAACGGCGCAGAACACTGACAATGCTGTAAAGATCTCCACCGAGTTCCTCCCTGAGTCCGTCCAGCTTGCCCTTGTTGTAGGCCGCCTGGATTGCGATGCTGTCGTCGTTCTGCTTGATGATCCCGAGCTCACGGGCCATCTCGGCGACCGTGTCCTTCGACAAGTAGATGCGGCCGAGTATACGACCGCCAGGGCCTTCGATGTCGCGGCCGGTGTCGATGAACGGGCCGACTGCCGTCCCTGTGACGTAGTCCACGCCAGGGAGCCGCTCAGGGGCGTTCGTGACTGTGAAGCGAGAAGCCATCACCAGATCCTTTCCAGATCGTCGAAGTCGTTGACTTCCTGAGTATCCCACGTTTCGTTGAGCATCACCACATCAGGGTCGTTGTTGAGCACGGACATCATCTGCGTGAACGACAGATGTACCGGGGCCTTCTCGAAGATCTCCTGCGACGAGGGGCGGAGATCCGGCATGAGCGTGGCGAAATACTTGGCGGAGTCGAAGGAGTGGTCGTCCTTCTTGTGGACCTCCTCCTTCTTGTTCATCTCGTAGCTCTTCTTGTCGGACTCGTACCCGGCCCACCTCAGCCGGGACATCTCGCGGATGAAGTTCGAGCAGTCCGGGGAGACCATCCACATCGGAGTGTTCTCGCCCCACGGGGTCTTGTCCTTTACAGCAAGGTACTGCTGCATCTTGTCGATGCCGATCTGTGGGTCCTTCGGAATGCCCTCGGTGCCGATGTAGATCCCTCGGCGGGCGTACTCGCTGATGACGCTCGTGCCCGTGTTCATCTGCTTCTGGTTGCCCGCAGGGTCGCCGACGCGAACCTCGGGCTGCTTGTACCAGGCCGACTCCTTCTCGTGGATGATCCGGGCGTGTTCGTCCGTCGTCATGAAGCTCTTGTAGTGCTCGCCGAAGGTGTAGATCCGGCCGTCCGGAGCCACGGCGTGCCAGAGCCATGCTGTCGGGTTGTTCCAGCCGAAGTCGGCGCTGGAATACCAGGCCCAGCTTCGGAACTCTCCGATGTCGAGCGGTTCCGACAGAACGTGTGTCTTCTTCTTGAAGTTCGGGAAGACGAGACCGCTCTTGGCGACGAAGGCACCCTCCTCGCGGATGTGCCGCTCAGCATCGTCCATTGCGATGTAATACTTCCCACGCTCCTCCGCATCTGCTTCGAGGTAGGGGTTGTCCGACTGCTTGAGCTGGACGCAGAAGATGAAGTCTCGGGCTGGGACGCCGTTGATCTCGTCGTCGTTCTCCCACGGCTCCCAGATGTAGTCGTAGGTCCATCCCATGCCCTGCACGGCGGTCGCTGCGATGACCCAGAAGCCATTGAAGTCGATGAGACGCATGAGGTTCTCGTTGAAGATCGGCTGAGGCGGGATCTCGTCGAAGAACACGAAGTGCAGAGGCACACCGCCGTGCTTGTCGAGGTCCATTCCGTGCGTCAGGAACTGGATCGTCGAGCCGTTCTTGAAGGTGAACGTCAGCGTGCGGTTATCCCAGGAGTCGTCGAAGCGACCGTTGACGAGGTCGCTGGTCGCGCACCACCGCTTCAGCTTCGGCAGGATGATATCCTCGACACCCTTGACGATGTCGACGACCACGAACCGGCCTCGGATCGGGCCGTTTCCCCAGCTCTCTGGCCGGTCGAGGTAGGGGTGCGTGTTCGTACACCACCAAATCGCTTCCATGACCTCGGCGTCGGACTTACCTGCTCGGTTGGCTCCGGCGACGTAGCGGCCAAGGCAGGGCGACTTATGGAAGGACTCCTGCTTGGGGTAGGGCACGTAGCTGTAGCGGTTCCCTCGCTTGACCGGGTTCTCCAGCTCAGAGAGTGCGAACTCCAGAAGACCTTCGACGGTGTTGTTGTCTCTGCCGCGCTTTACAGCCATCGGGACGCCCTTCTACGAGCTGCTCTGATCGACTGCCCCTAGACGAACGAGCGCGGAGATGATCGAGGGGAGGATAGACGCCGAGACGCTGCGCTGCCCGTTGATGGTCACGCCTTCGAGCAGCAGAGCGCTGTCGGAGCCGTCGTGCTTGTGGCTCCCCGGAGCAGCCTGCGTGTCTCGGGGGCCGAGGGTGTGGTGGACTGACTCTCGACGGACATCAGTGTCGGCGTTGAGGTGGATCTTCTCAACGTCCTCCGCACTGATGCCGCCGAAGTCGATGTCAGCCATTGTCAGAGCTTTCGCGGGACGTTCGGCGCGGTGACCGACAGGCCGAAGACACCGGCCAGGAAGCCGGTGACGGCCATCGCCGGAGTCGTCCAAAAGGACCAGTCGAACGCAGGCGCATTGACGTCCAGGACGATGGCTGCCGGGATGAGGATCAGTGCTGCGCCCAGGACGATGTTCGCCACGAGGCGAACCGTGGGGTTCTGCACGACCACGTTGGGCGTGTTGTCGACAGAGATGGGCTGGTCGAAGGACATGGTTACTCCTCGGAGTCGGTTACTGCGTTCAGGATATCAGTCTGCGTCGACAGAGTCTCGTCGAGCTTCTGCTCCGTGATCCCGTGCAGCTCTTCGAGACGCTGGACGGACTGCTTCAGGCTTGCGATCTCACGGTAGTCGAGATTGACCTTCTCCTCAATCCTGTTGGTCTGATCTCGAAGGCTCTTGCCACTGTTCGGGAACAGTTCGTGATGAACGAGGTTCACCTTCGTCGCCACCTGTCGCTGCGTGTACTCGATCCCTTGGAGTCGCTCGAAGAGGCCCGGCCTGGCTTCTCGACCGGGCCGAGCCTCTTCTCCTGCGACGTCGTTGACGAAGGCGACGAACTTCCGGATGACCGGAAAGCCCTTCACCATTGCCAGGATTATCCCCGCAGCCAGCAGTATCCACAGGACAGCTGTCCACAGGTCGACGTTCTCAAGGATCTCCTTGAACTGCATGAGGTCAGCCGATACCGTTGACCCGGCGCTGGAGGTTGCGGATCTCCGTCTCATCCGTCAGGGTGGGGAAGCCCTTGCCTGCGTGAGGCCCCAGGAACGTAGCCTGCGAGCCCTGAATGAGGTACAGACCGCCGCGTCGAGCGCCTGCCTTGCCCTTGATGTTGATGATCATCGTGTCCTCCTCGGACGTCGTGCTGGGGACTCCAGCGGGGGTCTTGTTGGGGGTGCTCGCCGGGGCTGCGTACTTGCCGACAGTGCCGGTGAACTCGATGTGCCACGGCTCAACCTGCGAGAAACCGTAGCCTGCGGGGTTGAAGCCGAACCGCGAGGCGTTGGCCCGAAGCCACTTCGCACGGACGCTGCCCGCTCGCGTGACACCAGCGTCCCAACCGCTGTCCCGCACGTCGAGAGCTCGTGGGCCGCGAGGCCCGTTCTCTTCGTGGTTGGAGAAGCCGACAGGGGCTGCAAGCCCGCCTCGGCCTGCGAGGTGGGCGTCACGGAGCTTCTTCTGCTCGGCCGCCGTGCGGGTGCCGCTGGTCACGAGCAGGTCGAGGCTGAACTCCTTCTCGAAAGCCAACCGCAGCGCCCGGAAGGCAGCGGCGACGTTCTTCTCGACCCGCTGGCCGTCGATTCGTTCGTACTGGTAGCTCATCTCGCCTCCCTTTACAGCAAGGTGACCCACTGGCCGCCCTGATAAACCTTCATGGGCTTGATCGCCCAGTTACCGGACAAGTATACCTTCACTGGCTTGCCGACAAAGTCCCCACTCAGCTGCACCTTTGGATAGCCGGTTCGGGTGATGTTGCTCGTGACGACGTTGCTCCAGGTGCCGTTGCCGTTGGCGTTCTTCGCCAGTACGCGGAAGTACCAGTTCCCTGTGTCGAGGACTGGCGAGGTCCAGGTGAGCACGTTGCCGAGATCAACGTTCGTCGCCCCGGAGAAGTTCGAGTTCTTGCTGTACTGAACCCGGTAGCCGGTGATCGACGAGCCGCCACTGTTCGGTGCCGTCCATGTCAGCTTCGTCTGGGTCGCCCCGATGGCCGTCCTGCTCAGCTTCGGCGGTCCCGGTGTCGCCGAGAGCGTCTTGCCGCTGAACGTCGTCGACCACGGCCCGGTGGTGTCCTCGTAGTCCGTGACGGGATTGCGCCCGGCCGCCTGGAAGTAGTAGGTCGTGTCCGGGTCCAGGCCCGTTACGGTGGTGGTGCCACTAGATGCGACGGTCTTCGCTCCGGACATATTCGAGCTCTTGCTGTACCGCAAGACCCATCCGGTCGTCGTCATCCCGCCGTTGTCGTTCGCGGAGAACCGAGCTCGCAGAGAGGAGCTCGTAGCAGAGTCGACCCCGATGGGGGTAGGGGCCTCCGGAGCCTGTGCCCACTGGAGGGTCCCCGACAGGGAGGAGCCCCAGCTGCTCGATCCGGAGGACTCCGTGCTGCCTCCGCCGCCTCGGCGGAAGTTGACGCCGCCGCCGCCCCAGTAGATGCCATAGGGGAAGGTGCCGCCTCCCGCCGTCTGCACGTTGACGCTCATCGTCTTCTTCGTCGGCGTGCCCTGCGCACCGTATCCCGTGTAGCTTCCACGAGCTCCCGCGAAGTACGGCCGGATATTGACCGTCCCGGACCTGCCTGCGACGTATAGGCTCAGGCTGACGGTGCGGATGTTCCGACTGCCGTTCGCCATTGCCCGGCCTTGCGGCACGGTCACGTTGCTGTAGATGTAGAACGAACCGCCCGGCGAGATGTAGCTTGTCGTCGCCGGGCTGTCCGTTCCAGGGAGCGTGAGGGTAGGCATGTCAGTTTGTGTCCACCCAGAGCCAGCCCTCTTCGGGGTTGGCGGGAGCAGTCTTCCCGACCGGGACAGTCAGCTGGTCCCATCGACCGGCGTCATCCCGCCAGCGGAAGCTGTTCCCGTTGATCGTGACGGCCTGGCCGGGGAACGGGTCGGCAGGGAAGCTCACGGCGTCAGGGATGCCGAGAAACTCATCGATCTTCTGGAGGTTCTGGTTGATGCGGTCGATGTCCGCGACCTCGTCGTCGCCACCGATGTTGAGCGACCCTCCGCCAGGGAGGTAGAAATTGACTCGTGCTGTAAAGGCAGGCACTACTCCTCCAACCCCTTCATCGTGTTCAACGAGTTCATGACGGAGCCCTTCTGCATGACGGCCTCCACTTCCGCGAGGATCGCGTTCTTCTCGTCCTTCGAGGATACATGCTTCAGCACAGCCTCCACCAGAACGAGCACCACCTGTCGGGCGTTGTTGACCTCCTGCTGCTGCGGGTTGTACCGCCCGGAGATCTCCAGCACCTTTTCGATGGCCCGCTGGTCCCCGGCGTCGGCGTTGCCGATCAGCTTGTTCATGGCGACGTGGACAGCGTCTCCGAGGTTCTGCTCTGACCTCTGAGTGAGCGTCTGGGCGAACAGCGGCTGCCGCATCCAGTTCTGGTACTGCGGCATCGAGACGCCGAGCTGCCGCAGCTTCGTGTTCAGCGTGCGGCGGTCGGTCGGGTCCGACAGGAGCTGGATCGCCATCGCCTGAAGCGGGCTGATGCCGGAGTCCCGGCTGGCTGTGATGCCTCGGATCTCCAGCGCCTCGGCAAACTCGTCTGTGGACCACGCCTTCGAGTAGGTCTTCTTCGGGATGTTCTTCCAGAGCGCGTAGACCTCGTCGATAGAGGGCATGTAGCCGAGCCGGGTGTAGGCGATGTTGACGGCCGCCAGTATGTCGCGGAAGACGACAGGGTCGAAGCCCTCCGGCACCGGAGATCGCTTGACCCTGCCATCCTGCTGGACGACCACGACCGAGTCGTCGTCGTCGAGAGAGAAGACCTGCTCAGCCACGGTTCTGCCACCTATCGATCAGCCACCCCGCCCCGACGAGCAGGAGCAGTCCGGCAACGAGCCACAGCGGACCGACGACCTCGTACATGGCCGGGTCAGGCACTCGTGCCTCAAGCATGGTTCTCGCCCCACTTCCTCATCGACGCCTCCAGCGCTGCCGTGTGCGGATACCCCATGTCGGTCAGGGCTGCCATCACCGGCATCGGCATCGTGTACGAGACGCCCTTGGCGTAGCGTTCGACGAGCTGGTCCGGAGCTGCCAGCAGTGCTGACATGCGCGAGACCGAGCCTACCGCCTTGACGAGTCGCATGAACGGGTTCATGTCGGAGTCGCGCACTGGGTCGGGCATCGTCTGAGCGGCTCGATGCTCGTAGATCCAGTGCTCGTAGGCGCTGGCGAGATCGATGGACGGGCCATAGACGCCCGTGATCTCGTCGTCGAGGTCGATGCCCTTCTCCCCGGCGATGCGGTAGAGATCCGTCAGGACGCGGTCGCCCATGTGGGAGTGCCGTCCCTGGCTCAGCCGCAGGAGGTAGGGCTTGCTGTAGCCCCCCTCGACCTGGAACTCGACTCGCGTCATACCGAGCTTGTCGAGCGCCCAGTCGAGGGGGTTGCGCTGCACTCGATGGATCTTTACAGCCATTACAGCTCCTCAGCCTTGAGGACCTGCACCTCCACTGCCCGAAGGTTCATGTCGTAGTCGGTCCCGAGATCGAGAGAGATCACCCGGCCGTCAGGCACCTCGTCCTTCACATGGGAGTGAGCCCTTTCGAGCGCCCCGAAGACGTTCTCGACGCTCAGCTCAGCGACAGGCACGCTCACTTTGTACACTGCACCTGAGGCTTCCAGCGGTTCGTCGGTCTCGCGGTAGTGGGTCTTCACCGCCCCGTCCGTCGCGGCCCGGAAGACGTTGTCGATCTCGTCGTAGAAGACCCAGTCGCCGGGCTCCAGGATCTCTGTGCCGCCGACGCTCGGCAGGTACAGGCGGTCGGCGTTGGCCGTCACGTTCTGGAAGGAGAGCTTGTCCTGAATCCAGGTCGACAGCTCGGCGTAGTTGTCGCCTGTGAACTGTGTGGCCTGGACGGGCCGGGCGATGAGCTCCAGCGTCTTGATGTCCATCAGATGATCCTTACTTCGTTGGTGTTGAGGCGGCGGTACTTCTGCCGCAGAGTCTTCTCGCTCGTCAAGCTGCGATACAGCTTAGGGTTGACGGCGTCCACGGGGGCAAGCACGAAGCTCCGGGTCAGGTCGGAGTTGTAGATGATCTTCTCGATGAAGACCACCCGCGTTCCCTTCCCACCCGTGTCCGCTGTGCTCAGGATGTCGCCGGTATGCAGCCACATTCCCTCGCGGACGCGCTGTGCTTGCCCCCGGACGTTCACGCCAGGTCCCCGTGAACCCAGGCGTCGAGGTCCTTCGCCTTGTCGATGTCGCCACCGATGATGTTGAGGATTCCGAGGCGGGCCTGGATTCGCTCGAAGCTCGCGTTGTCGCCTCGGGTGTAGACCTCGAAGGCAGGGCTTCCCGGCCGGTTCAGGACGAGGTCACCGACACGAACACGCTGCTGGAGCGCGACGATGTCGATGCCGGGGATGATCGTGTCCGCCCACTGAGCCAGGATCTTCCGGTCCATCTCGGAGCTCAGCTCGAACAGGCTGAGCTCGCCGTTCTCGACAGGGGCGTTCTCGTCGATGCCTTCGTCGGCATTCTCGAAGTAGTCGGGCATGGTGTCGGTGTTCATCGTGTGTACCTGAGCTTTCCGATCCAGGTGAGGTGGTGGGTGTGGGGTGAGGTGTCCGCACACCCTCGGCACTTCCGTGTCGAGAGTCGGACGATAAGCCAGCTCATTTGAATATCGCCTTTCCGGCCCACATCAGGGCCTCTTCGAGGTGGGTGAGCGCGAGGCTGAGCTCGCGTCCGTCTTTGATCTGGTCGGCCATCGTCTGTGCCGCGTCCAGGACCTTCGCCTGGATCTCGGTCTGAACGATCCTGCGACGGTCGATGTCGTCCGGCGTCGGGCTGCTCTGCGCAGTCATGAATCGATCAGCGACGTCCGGAACCGGATCGTCCCATTTATTGAGTGCCATCGTGTCCTCCAATCAGTAAGGGGCTGTGTCAGGATTAAGTATCCCAACACAGCCCCTTGCTGTCAAGCCGAAGGTCAGCTGGCCTGCTTCTCCAGCTCGTCGAGGACCTTCCGGATGTCCGCGATGGCCGTGGCCTCCAGCGTCAGCGGGTCCGGGCCGACCCAGCCGAGCATCGACACCTTCAGCACCGGAACGGCGACGTGGTTCATGTCGATGGTCGCTGCGACCTGGCCCGAGGACGCCGACAGGACGCCCTTCTCGGCGACGGCCTTGTTGAAGTCGACCTTCTTCTTGCGCGTGGCGGGCTTGGCCTCCTTGGTGACCGGCTCGCCCTGCTCGGGTGCCTTGTCGATGCCGACCTTGGCAGCGGCTGCCTCGGTCTTGCGGATCTCCTCGGCGGTGACGTCGTCAAGGGCAGGCGGGTTGGGCGCGTCCTCGGCGGCGGACTTCACCTCCGGGGCGGGCTTGGCGGCCTTGGCCTTCGCTGCGGGCTTGGTCTTCGAGTCCGAGGCGGAAGACGGCTGCTTCAGGTCCTCGAACGGGTTCTCATCGGACATTGGGTTACCTCCTAGCTAGTGGGCTCCGACAAGGGTAGCACCCTGCGGCCGGAAGCTTTGGGTCACTTGACAGCGGGCACAGAAAAGGCCCCGGAAGCTGGGGAGCCCTCCAGAGCCTTCTCCGTTAGTAGAAAGGAGATTCACGCCATGCAAAGCGTTGCAGTTCAGTAGCGCCCTACCCGCGAAGGGGGCCAGTACGTCACGGCTCCATCAGGTTACCACAAGAGTGCCCCGGAGCCGCTAGGTTACTGAGCCTGCGTTGCTGAGCCGAGCTATCGGCACTCCGAGGCACTATCCCTCACCGTTCCTAGGAAGCGAGGGCTCTATAAGGATACCACGCTTGCTCAGGCGATACGTAGGGTTACCTGGGGGGTCACGAACTCGGGCTCCGTAGCGGCGAATCAAATGGATCGTTTGAGCCCTGGTTCAAGATGCATGATGAGATCTTTACAGGTCGCAACACGGCGACCACCTCAGATCGGAGACATCGTGTTCTTTGCATACGCGGCACTGGCTACCTCGGTAGCTGTCCTCGTTCTGTTCACTGTAGCCATCATCATCGACGCCGTCCGCGATACCCGCGACGGACTCTAAAGGAGACATCATGCTCATTGACTACGCAACCATCGCCATTGCCACCGACCGTGCTGACGGTACGTTCCTCATCACCGAGAACGGCGGAGTGCAGCCCTACTACCCCGCCCCTGAGTACGGCACGCACCGGGGCTACGCGGTCGGGCTGACCCCGCTGTTCCAGCCGGAGGCGGAGACGGCGACCGGTGAGGGCGGCATGCTGATCGGTACCTGGCTCGACCCCGAGACCGGCATCTTCCACATCGACCGCGTCGTCCACGTCAAGGGATCGCGCACTGACGCCCTGGTGGTGGCTCGTGCCTTCGATCAGAAGGCCATCTACGACTTCCAGTCTGGCGAGGTCGTCAGCGCCGAGCTCAACTCCCAGCCGGTGAGCATGACGGGCCGCTGGTAGTCGGCAGGGGCCGGGCCTTCGGGTCCGGTCCCGCTCGGCGTGGAAGGAATCAAGTGGATCGCACCGCGTGCTCCCTTTACAGCGCGTAGTGTCCTTTACAGCACCTCAACCGAGGAGCTTTACAGCACGCCGCACAGCGGCATCCGACAGGAGAGACACCATGTTTGTTCTGAGCGACACCGACACCGGTTACAGCGACGAGT